GGTAGAGTGACGACCGCAGAGAGCGACATCAATACCCTCGAAAGCGACCTCGCCGCAGAGGTGAGCGCCCGCACAAGTGCTGTATCTTCAGAGGCTTCCGCAAGGACTTCTGCCGATTCCGCTCTCGGAGTTCGCATCGACAACGTAGTGACTGCCGCAACGGCCCTTACCTCAAGGGTTACCGCCGCAGAGGCAGACATCCTCTCAGAGGCATCCACCAGAGCATCGGCAGTTTCTGCCGTATCGGCTCGCGTGAGCGCCCTTGAATCGACCATCGACGGAGGCACTTACTAGTCCTTCCACCGCCTCCGGGGTTCGATCCCCCGGAGGCAACCCCATTCCATAATGGCAACCATCATTCCCAAAAAATCCACGGTAGCAGGCAAAGTTCCGACGACTAGCGATTTAGGTCTCGGAGAGATTTGCTTGAATCACGCAGACCACGTCCTCTATTCCCGCCATCCGGGGACGGGAGCGGTGTATGCCATCGGAGGAGGCAGCGCAGCGGTCGAACGCTTCTGGGCCTTCGCCTTGAGCGGCAATACCGTCTACCTCGCCAGCATTTCCACATCCGACTTTCCTTCCAGCGGAAGCGTCTATGACGTGACCACTTGGGACATCAACAAAACAACAACCAATGACAATGGAGACGTAGTCTCCGAAAGCTCCGCAATCGGCGCTTGGAATAACAAACAAAACCTCACCTACGCATAAACCTATGAACGCATCCACACCCATCCAAATCGACGGCAAATCCTACCCGAAATTCTCGCTCAACTTGGCTATCACCGGCAAGTATAACGGTGACGGTTCCAGCGATGCAAATGTCGCCATGCGCCTCGTTCCGACGGCCATCGAAAACGGCGAGGTCATCACCGCTGACGAAGCCGCCATCGGCATCGCGCTTGGTTCACTCACAGGTGCAGACGAGGCAACCCAGCAAGCCGTCGGCGCGATCCAAACCGCTCTGCAAGCCTACATCCAAGCGAAAGGACTCTAAGTTATGGCAAATGTTCGCGCATTCCGAGCTGGCAACTGGTCAGACACTAATACAACCACATCCCCGTGGGCAACAGGCGGCGTTCTCTATGCGCCCAATTCGTCCGACGATGTTTACACCAATGGGTTTACAATCACTGTTGATAATTCGCCAACTGTAATTTCTATCACGAACGCATCAGCGACTTCGCGAGTGTGGAAAGACGGCGCGACAACTACAGCCGCCAACGGAGGGGGATTAGGGCTCAACAACGGCGTCACATTGACAGCCACCACGGCCTCGCTTACGACGGTAGTAGCAAATTTTCTCACTCTATCCGGCACAAATTCAGCGTCTTTTGTTGGGAATATTACTGGAAACCCTAGCTTTAATTACTCTGTTGTAAACACCGGCTCTGGAACATTAAATTTCACAGGTTTTTCTGAAGCAACAGGCTCGGGTGGTGGAACATTTCGCAACCAAGTCGGCGGATCGTTAATAATAAACGGAGGAGTAATTAGCAGTGCAACCTCTACTGCAATTTACCAAGACGCTGGCGGGAACACGACCGTCAATGGGTATTGCACATCAAACGGCGTATCAGCAGTAAATAATAATGGCGTTGGTCAAGTTACCATTGTTGGGACCATGACCGCCTCAAATGGAGGCGGTAATGCAGTCCGATCAACCAACACCTCTAGCCTCGTTCGAGCCTCGGGATCATTTATTTGCGCGTCCGATGGGACAATGGCAGTGGCAGCCATAAAAATGATTTTGAACACCACTCCGACAAACGCCAAAACCCGCTACGCCCTCAACGGCACCGGCACTTATGTGGATATGTTCACCGCCGACAACTCGCTCGGCCAAGCCGTCCCCAGTGATGTCCGCAGCGGAACCGTCTATGCCAATGGCAACCTCACCGGCACATGTGCAGTGCCAGCCGCAGGTTCAGTGGCGCTGGGAGTCCCCGTAGGGTCCGGCACTGGCACGGCAGTCCTCACCGCCGCCGCGATCCGCGCCGAGTTAGCCGTGGAGTTGGCCCGCATTGACTCGCCAATCTCTGGCGCAGGCAACGCCCCGACAGCCGTACAAATCCGACAAGAGATGGACAGCGCCAGCACCAAACTGGCGAATCTGGATGCGACCATATCAAGCCGCCTCGCGTCCTCGGTCAGCACAAACATCACCGCAATAAAAGCGAAAACAGACCTGCTGAATACCGATAGGCTGGCCCAGTGCGCCACGACGAGCATCGTTGGGTCACTTATCGCGCAATCCAACTCATGAGCATGGAGAACTTCAAGAGCGCAGCCACGGGCCTCATCGGCAGCGCGACCTCCATTGGCGCTGCGGCGTACTCCCTCCTTCCGCACTTGGAAGCGGGGATGCGCCTCGCCTCGGTCACGGTCGGCCTCGCAGTCGGCCTCGCCACTTTGGTCAAAGTTATCCGCGACCTCCGAAAGTAACACATGCCGAAATTCGATTTTTATCCAAGTTTCAACGCCGGTGAAGTCTCGCCGATGGTGGACGCCCGCACGTCCTTGGATAAATATCGCAGCGCCTGCCGCACGTTGGAGAACTTCGTGATCGCGCCCTACGGAGGGGCCATCCGCCGACCCGGCACGCAGTACATTGGCACGACGAAAACCTCGGACACGCAGAGTCGTTTGATCGGGTTCAACTTCTCGACCACGACCCGCTTCGTGCTCGAGCTTGGCGTAGGCTACCTGCGCGTCTGGAATCCCTCTGGTACATTACAAACCATTTCCGGGACAGCGACCGAACTCGCCACTCCGTATGCCGCCGCCGACCTGCGCGAAATCCAATACTGCCAGATCAACGACATCATGTACTTCGCGCACGCGAACTACCCGCCTCGCAAACTCACTCGCGTGTCGGATACCAACTGGACGTTTGAGCAAGTCAAATTTGAGTACCCTCCGCTACTCGATAGCTCGGACAATCAAACGAAGTTGTACACAATAGCTTCCAACTATGTTTTTGCTTCTGGAGTCTCATATTTTAAAGACTCCAATGTTTTACCACTTTATTGGACTGCCTCAGTTTCCTATGGTGTGAACGATTGGGTTTACATCACACCGGTCGTTGGAGCCGGTGTATATAAGTGCCACACCGCCCACACTTCTACGGCGACATTTGATGCCTCGAAATGGACTTTGATCTCCCCAACGAGTTTTGTTTTTCGGGTCTTAAAAGATTTTACCGCGACCACATTTCCTGCGGCGATAGCGGCAGGGAATATCTCGTCCCTTCCATTGGCCTCCAACCAAATGGGAACGATGATAGCCAGCATTCCTTTTACCGGGTATATCGGTTCGCAGATCGAGTTGAAATGGCAGAATTCCAATCTCTACAAGCAGATCGAAATCGTCGGCAACTTTGAAAGCGAAACGCTCCTTGTCGATGGGGCTTGGGATTTCGAGACATCCGGCACATGGGGAGCAACGATCCAAATTCTGCGCGTGCCAGCCGAGATCATGCAGGCAGGAGTCATCGCTGGCCTTGGCGTTCCCGTTGGTGGCACGGGCATCGAAGTCTACCAACCAAACCACGGTTGGGCAGATGGCGACATCATTTCCGTGCGGGGGGATTATTCCGCACCGAATGCCACGATTTCTTCGGTTACCACGAACACCTATCGCTACAATGTCGTGACCGCTCCCACTCTCACTGGTTATCGCGATGTCTTCCCGGAGAATCTCACGCAAATGGAAATCGTCCGCGAGTACATCGTGGACAATGACAAAAACATCATCACCTCTGGAACGGAAGAGAGTCTCTGTGGACTCAAAATCGTCATCCGCAACGCGCAAAAAATAGCGTACAACTGGGCCGCGAGTACGGCCTATGTCGTAGGTGACTTTGTCTACTCTGGTGGCAAGACCTACTACTGCGTGCTGGCGCATACGTCTGGGGGATCGTTTGATTCTTCCAAGTGGACCACGCAACAGGTTCCCAATGCTCGCATCGATAGCTCAACCAAGATCATCGGCGGGGTCGCTACCATCACCGCAGCCAGCACTATCAATGTAGACAAGTGGCTCGGACCTCTCGCTGCCTCTGGTGCAAAAACTAAGTTCTGGCAATACGGAGCCTTCAACGCGACCAGCGGTTACCCACGCTCGGTGTGCCTGCATGAGCAACGTCTCTGCTTCGGTGGGACCAAGGCGCAACCCAACACGATTTGGTGCAGCGCCATTGGCGACTTTGAAAACTTTGAACTTGGAGTCAATGCGAGCGATGCCGTGCAGTTCACGCTCGCGGCCTCGGAAGGGAACCGCATCAATTGGATGTTCTCGCAATCCGAAATGCTCGTCGGAACATCCGGCGACGAGTGGACCATTGGCGCAGCGGATTCCGCCTCGGCGCTCTCGGCCACCAACGTCAAGACCCGCAGGCAAGCCTCCTACGGATCGAAATACATGCGAGCCGCGATGGTCAACGATGTCCTGCTTTTCGTCCAACGCAACGGACGCAAGGTCCGCGAACTCGTCTACGAATTAAACAAGGACGGTTGGGTCGCGCCCGATCTGACACTCCTTGCCGAACACATCACGGTCGGCGAGATCGTCGAGGTCGCGTACCAACAACAACCGGACGCCATCCTCTGGTGCGTGCGCGGGGATGGAACGCTCATCGGCATGACCTACGAGCGTGACCAGAAAGTCGTGGGCTGGCATCGGCACACCATCGCCGACAATGCTGATGTCGAGTCGGTCGCCACCATCTACGGCAACGGCACAGAGGACGAGGTCTGGATGGTCGTCAAGCGCACCGTGGCTGGCGCTACCTACCGCACCATCGAGCGATTCCCGCTCCTCTGGCGAACCGCGTTCGACAACCAGACGAGCGCCTCATACCGCTACCTCGACGGGCATGTGGCATTTGCTTCTGGTGCTGCCAACCGCAGCGTGACAGGTCTATCGCACCTCAATGGCAAGACGGTCACCATCGTGCAAAATGGAACACTCACCGGCACTGCTGTCGTGTCTGGAGGAGCGGTCACCGTTCCCCAAGCCGCCGCAGGCTATGTCGGCCTGCCCTACACCTCCACGCTCACTCCCATGAAGCTCGACATGGACCTAGAAGACGGGTCATCGCAAGGCCGCAAGAAGCGCATCCACAAGGTCGTCGTCCGCACGCTCAAAAGCCAAGGCGGCGAAGTGCGGGTCAATGCCGGGCAGTGGTACGACCTCGCCAGCACCCTCACCACGGGAGATCAAAAAATCTTGACGGCAGGCACGTTTGGATTCGACGCCGATGTTTCTGTCCAGCAAAGTGACCCCTATCCAATGTGTATTCTCGCGATTGAACCTGTCTGGGACACCTACGGAAATGAATAGCATTCACATGAGACCCTACCTCGATTCCGACTATGAGATGCTCTCGCAGTGGCGAGTCGCTCACGGCAAGGACATCGTCCCAGAAATCGTTTTGCCAAAGTGCGGAGTGATATGCGAGATCAATGGGAAACCGACCGCCTCTCTCTTTCTCCACATGAGCAATTCCAATGGAATGTGCATGGTTGAGCATGCGGTATCTGCTCCCAGTCTCTCCATTAAGCTCGCTCGCGAGGCTTTTGGGCATTGCATGTCCTGCCTCAAAAAGATCGCACACGACCTCGGCTACCACACGATGGCAGCATATGCCCATCCCGCGATGGTGCGTCTGGTCAAGCGCCACGGGTTTCGTGCCGGTGAAAAAAATCTCGTCCAAATGTTTGCTCCAACACAGGAGGTCCACAATGGCTGAGTATGCAATGGCTATTGCAGCAGTTGCCGCAGTCGCCTCGGCAGGCGTCTCGATCTATTCGGCGAACGAGCAAAGCCAAGCGCAAGCCGCGATGGCCGAGTACAACCGCATGGCTGCGGAGCAGAATGCCTCATGGCAGCGCCTCGCCGGGGAACGTGCCGCGCAGGCCGAACAATTTAACGCACAGATCGCAGGATTCAACGCAGACGCGCAGGCCCAGCAGGCGCAGATGAACCGGCAGATGCTCGGTCAGCAGAGCGACCAACTGCGAGCGCAGGCGACCGCACAGGACGCGCAAGCCCGCGACCAAGCCAACCGAATCCGCGCCGAGAAGGATCGCATCCTCGGCCTCCAGCGCAGTCAGTTCGCCGCAGGCGGCGTCACCCCGGAAGGCTCGCCTCTTGCTGTTTTGGCTGATACCGCGAACCTTTACGAAATGCAGGTCAACGACACGAAACTCCTCGCCAATCTGGAGACGAACAAAAAACGCCGCGAGGCCGGACTCAACGACATCATCGGCGACTTCAATTTCGACGCAGATACCTTTGCCTCGGTGATGAGTTCCAAGGCCGCGAAGTTGAGCTTGGACGATGCGAAGTTCGCCGAGGAGGCCGCAGGCGCAGGCTACCGCATCAATCTTCGCCAAGCCGACATCGAGCAACGCGCAGGCATGTCCCAATCGCGTGGCACTCTGATGGCAGGCTACGGATCAGCACTCAGCAACATATCCCAAGCCGGGTACTACGGATCGCAGGCCGCAGGCGGGTATTCGTCCGGTGGTGGAAGCGGCAAAGGTAAAGACACATCAACAGGGAAAGCGTTTAAATAACCATGCCAGCCATACGACTCGCCGATATTCCAAATGCAGGCCCGCAAGGTGTCGCTCCCGACAGCGGCATCATCGCGCCTCGCGTAGCCCAACTCGGCGGGTCCGCAGCCCTTGACCCCAACGCCATGCGCGGGGTCGCCAAGGACATGCAGTTGGAGAAGTACAACCTCAACGCATTTGCGGGCGAGGCCATCGGTCTTGGCAAGATCGGAGACGCCATGAGCGATGTGGCTACCCTCGGCATCCGCTTCGCGACCAAGATGGCCGAGGCGAAAGAAAACGATGACGAAACTCGCGCAGATACCCTCATGCGGATCGCCCTTGAGAAGCAGGCTAATGACCAAGACATGACTCCTGTCGAGAAATGGCAAGAGAAGTGGGCATCGAATGTCGCTGATACCAGAAAAAAAATCTCCGAGATTGGAATGTCCAAAAACACATTCGCTAAACTCTCCCCATCAATAGACAGATGGGCTGAGTTATCTAAAGTCAAAATCGAAGGACAAGCTAACCAGAAGCGTATCGAAGGATACCGCATGAACACCAAGGCCAATGCCTTAATAAAGATGGCCAGCGATGACTATGAAGGCGCATTTACCGCCATTGACGAAGGGGTCAAGAAAGGAGTGTTTTCTGAAGAGCAAGGTAAACTTGAAAAAGCCATGATGCAGGACGATATCATCCGCAAGGCCGAGCTAAAGCAACGCGAGAATATCACGTCCGAAATCCTTACTGATCCACGCCGCGCCAAGGAAATCCTCACGAAGGCCAAGACTGGCGAGCAAACGGAATTTGGCAAACTCGATCCGAGCCGAGTCAAGCTCCACCTCTACGAGGCCGACCGCCAAATCCGAGTCACAGATTCTGATAACTGGAATTCACTGGTAGAACGAATTCAGAACGGAGATATCGCCAGTAAAGAAGACCTCAAGAAAGAGGCAGAAGGAAAGCAGATCGATCCGGGCAAATACAAGCGCCTCGAAAGCGCCATCGCCGCAAACATCCAATTCGATCCCAAGGTCGCAGGCGATTTGAAAGCCAAGGTCGCAGCGTTCGATTTCAGCGCCGACAAGAACGATGAAAAATTCTACGCACTTAACGCAGAGATAGCTTCAAAGCTTCCCAAGGAGCATGCTCAGTTGCTCGGAGGGGAACTGAATTCCTCATGGAAGAAAGCCTTTGATGGAACACCAAAATCCCCACGCGAGGTTTACCGGTCTGATGTCATCCAAGGCATCAAGCGCATCGGCGACAGCGGCCTGCTCGGAGAAACCGGGTTGGACAAGGACGGCAAGATCGAAGATTTATCCAAGAACAACACCTACAACGCCAGAGTCTATTCGGTGATGCAAGGTATGGACGCTTGGTTTGATGATAGAGCGAATAAAGACAAGACCCCGGCGGATGCCCAACAGCACCGAGATAGCCTTATCGAACCGCTACTCAAAGGGAAGGCGCTTGAATTATTCAAAAGGAAGACGCCCACATTGGTACTGCCAAGCACGCCATTCCAGACAGGAATGATGGGTGGGGTGAATAAATCAGACTTTGCGAAACCTACGCCAACTCCACCTCCCGCCAAAGAGGCAATCGATAGAGCAAAAGCGATGAAACCCGAAGGCAAAGTGACGTACTACAATTTCCCCGGCGATGCCTATTCGGATTCTAATTCGCGTGCCAGAATCGGGGCATGGGATAATAAGCTCACCGAAAACTCGCTTGCTATCTCGCCCGATATCGAAAGCAAATTCAAAGCCGCTGGAATTGGAAAGGGCGAGCCAGTGGAACTCACTCTTGCGGATGGGTCCACCGTCATTCGCAACTGGGATGACCGCACCATGCAGGACAAGCAAGCCATCGAAAAATTCGGCAAGCCTCTTCGTGGTCGTTTCGACTTCCATTCACCGGGAGGAAAACAAAAGAACGATGGCATGGCCGTCCTGTCCTTCCGCAAAGCCCCCAACGCTTAATTTTTCATGGCAACACTCATCGACGACGCAACAGCAACCGAATACTTCAACGGAATCGAAAATGCCCCAGAGGATAAGCGCCAACAAATGGCAGATGATCTACTGGCATGGGGGAACGCAAAGCAAGAGCAGGAGTACAATGACGCCGACAAGCATTTCTCCAAACTCTTCACCGACCAAGCTTATTTCGAGCAGGAGAAAGCGGCCAATGTCGCCGTTCAAGAATCCATCGACCCAGACCAAACGGCAAAAAGCGCAGCCATCGGCGCTTGGTTGGAACACCGCACCGGAAGACCTGTGGACACCATGTCCTACCAAGTCGAGCGAGACGCCTTCGCCATGGCGAACTACGGACAGAAAAACCTCGATGACGCGCAGTTTTTCGATTTCGTCAGTGGAGAATACGAGACGCAGCAAAAGAAGACTGAGGCGCTCAATGACCTCCACATGCAGTCGGTCGGCAAGGCGATCAAAGATGCACAGCTAGGTCAAAATCGCCCATTCGTGGACGGCATGACCGAGGTCTTCAACCAGTGGCAGCAAAAGTATCCAGAGCTTGTGGACGGCACGAATGACGCAGCCTTCCTCTCGCAGGGATACAAGCTCTACTACGACACGATCAACGACCTCGACTCCGTGCGCCCGCAGGCCGCGCAGACGCTCTCCACGTTGGAGAAGTTCACCAAGGGCGAGTCCGATCCAGAGTCGCTACAAACCCTCTCCAATACGCTCATCGGCGCGACTCCCGAAGAACGTCAGAAAATCTACAAGTATGTGACCCTTGCCGCAGAGGCAGGCCACATCGACCGCGCCGGGCTAGATCAGTTCGCCCTCAACATGGGGCAAGCCTTCACCCGTGGGTTCGACTTCGTCCCGCAAGGTTCGCTCCAGATGCAGGAGGCAGGCGTGAACAACTGGCTGGAGTCCATCCGCAACGGAACGCAAATCTGGGTTCCCGCCGATGGCGACCTCACCAAAGCCGTGGTCGGCAACGCTCCCGCAGGAGTCGAGTCCGATGCGTGGCGGCAGGCTACCCTCCCAGAGACAGAGAAACTCATCCAGAGTGGGCATGACGTGCGTGAAGGATTCAAGGTCGTTCGCGAACTCCGCAATGTCGCCAAGACTGGCGTCGATCCGATCCGCCCCGTGCTGGAGGAGAACTCCTTCTGGGGAACCGCCGAGCGCGGAGCCTACGGTCTCGCAGGCAGCATCCCGCTCATGGGCGCGACAGCCGTCAATCCATTCCTCGGCGTCCTCGCCTACCAATCCACGGAATACGACCGCATCATGCTGGAGAACTCAGATATCAACCCGCAGTTCGCCCAAGGTCTCGCTCTGGTAGAAGGTGTAGCCAATGCCGCCATCGACCGGGTGCAGTTGAAAAGCCTCTCTGGCAAGCTTCCCATGTTTGGCCGATACCTCGACCGGATCAAAAGCGATGGCATCCGCCGCACCGTCAAGATCGGAGCCAATGTCGTGGAGCAGAACTTGCAGGAGGGCGCTCAAGACCTCATCGCCCCCGTGCTGGAGACCGCCGTTGCCGCCCTCCGCGAGGACATGCCCGACAAGGATTTCTCCTCCCTCATGGAAGGCTGGGCAGGCCAACGTCCAGAGACCTTCTTTGCCACCCTCCCACTCTCCCTCATCGGTGGCGGGGTCGCCTCCTTCCGCGATATCAAGCACCCGTCCGCCGAACTCAACGCGACCAAGCTCCGCATGGCAGGATTCAGCCCAGAGCAAACCACCTTCATCCAGCGAGCAGAGAACCCGGAAGAATACGATGCTCGCATACAGATGGAGTTTCCGAACCGCACGCCGGAGAATATTCAAGCTGGAGAGGAACTCATCCAGCAATCGATTTCGGAGGCACAAAATCCTCCAGAGAATAGCGCCAAGCTGGAAGAGACCGTGGCCAAGGACGGCACTCGCATGTGGACCGTCACCACGCCGGACGGCAAGGAACTCCTC